TATGTATTTAGTGTCTTAGACGTTTAGCAAGCGAACTAAACTAAACTGCCTTAAAGAGATGATTTGAGAGTGAAGTCCTTTTTCCAGTCAATCCCGGCAGCTTCCATCAAACGTATGGCCAGCTCATGCCCACTTAAAGTTCGATCAGATTTACTTGATCCTCTTTGGGCTCCTCTGGCTGATGGTTTGGATTTAGGCTCATCACGGGTTGGGGTAGTACGATGGTTTTTCTTGGGAGCACGATCGTTGGCATTGCTTCCAACACCATCTGCTCCATTACTACCGACAACTGTTTTAGGCTGTCCTCTTTGTCGTCCTTTACCTCTAGTCCTAGCAGATGTGCTGCTTTGACCTTGGCATCCACTTTCTTTTGGAAGTCCTTCATTGTCGTTTGGATGTGGGTGCGAAATTGCTTGCGCATCGCCTCCACTGATTGCAGGAATTCCAATTGATTCGTTGACATCGTTATTTTGCATTAGATTGCGTTTATTTGTATATTTTATACGCTTCGTGGGTACAGGTCCTACGATATTGTCTCCGATAACCGCAGGAATTTTGTGTTTAACTTCATTATGTATCTTATGTGCTATTACTTGCAGATCGCTTTTGAGGATATCTTTCTCAAGCAAATCAATAACTTCTCTGTCAAGTCCAGATACTTGTATAAAATATGGTAATATTGTATCTTTATCAACTTGTGTCCAGGAGTTATTCATGCGATATTCCTCTTCAGGTAGCATGTTTTGACTGATGTTACCATGCAGATCAAATATGCGAGTAATAAGTGCCGACAGTATTGGTGTATTTCTATCGGTGGCTGCATAACCTAGTGCTTTATTTACAAGGGCTTGTGTTTTGTCAACATTCTTATTTGATGTTAAATGGAATTTACCCAATGTTCTTAAAGGATCACAAAAAGAAAAACATTCCAAATCAGCGCGGATAAAATAACGTCCGCAATAAGGAATAGGTTTCATGTCTCCTATTTGGATACATTCAATAGCCAAGCCCAAGTCTTGACAAACAGTCAAAAGTGCTGTTTGCAGACCAGGTCGATCGACGATTAAACCATCGTCGCCGCAGTATAAGCCTAATGAAGCCCACGCTTCCTCGTTTTCGAGACCGAGTGTTCTTAATGCTGAATAATTAACGAATGCGTTAATCATAGTGTTGCCGTCAGTCGTGAAAGGACTCCCACTCTTTGTGCCGTATCCGGGATCATACCATACTCCGCTTCCAGTTTTAGCCTTGGCAAAATGCATTTCGTTGAATTTACGATAAAGTAAATCTTTATCATCCGGGCTATGGAACGCGATGGTATAATTGGTTCTCACAATACGATTTTGTAGCCATTTAGAAATTGACCCGTCAAAACGTGAAAAATCAGTAGCTATTAAGTCTCCTTTCATAGTACTTAATTTGCGTTCTACTTCAATGGGTGTTAAACCAGGTGAGTACCATGGGCATTTCTTTAATATTGCCCATTTAAATGGATACGTGAATGATGAAAACACGAGAGTGGCCTCCGCATTTAAAGATGTGATATTACGCGGGGAGTTTGCTGCTGCATAACCTTCAGATTTTTGGAAAGGTTTTAATTTAACTTTAAAATTAGAATCCATGATTTCCATCACGAGTTCTGAGCGAGCGCGTTGAGTTGGTTTATTCTGAATTTCATTAACCTGTGCAATGGTTATAGGGTGTAAAGAATGTTCATTACTGTTCAGAAGCTTATACGAAAATTCTTTCGCAAAGTCATTATACGCTTTCTTTGGTTCAGCTACATTTCTAGGTTTTTCAATCCTACCGGCAATCATTGCGAGATCGTTGTTATAGGAGCGGACGGGATAAACTGCGGGATTGGTTAATAAGGAATCCATCATAACAATTTCAGTTGTTTTACCATCTTCTATAGTAGAGCCTACAGTAGATTGATAGTTGGTATTAATTGTACCAGATGTGAAATAGTTACGATTAAATTTTGTTCCAATTAACTCAATTAACATGGACGCAGTTTCCGGTTTATCCTCGATATCATCGCCGAGCATACGCTCTATATCGCTTGCCAGTGGCGCTGTCGTTTTATTGTTTAACCGTTTTTCAATTGCATGTAAAGTTTTACCCTTAACTTCAACTCCGAACTTATCCCCATTTTTCGCAATTGACAAATTGTCTTTGATTGAGTCATAAATGACATTAACATTGCCAAATAAGAACTTAGTACGTGTGATACCATCTTGAAAGTTTAAAGGTAGATAGTAAGGGAACTTAGTTCGAGTCTTTGGCAATATAGAAATCAATCTGCGATTAGGGTCCTTGTCTAATTGTTTTTGCTCTAATGAGTAAACAATAAGAGATAGATCGTCAGCTATTATTTCGATCGTATCCCCAGAGTAATTCCACAATTTATGTCGATATTCTGAACCACCTGTAACAAAGAATGAAACTTCGTCATCTTCAATATGCCAAGATTGTTCGGTTGTCCTACCAGTAACAGTGGCAGGGACAAAGGTATAGAGAAGTATAGGTTGTCCAGTACGTAGAATGGCATTCATATCAACATAATAATCAATGTCGATCAACATTATGACATGGTTGTCATTTATTTCATCAAATTTAAAAGGTACAGCTAAATCTTTAGGGCTGTAATAGCAACGAGCTCCATCGTAGGCTTCTCGGGCACTTGGAGATATTGAATACGGACAATAACCAGCTTTTGTGATTTCAGATTCCATCTTGGCAGTCATAGAAGATCGCAAGACAGCCGAATCTGGATGGCTATGGTTCTTGCTAACAAGTATGAGTGACATAAATGAAAACGAATGAAACAATGAACGTCTCAAGTCTGGATATCTCAATGTATTGTCGTGCATTAATGATGATTGTTGATCATAAGTTAAAAACATTGAAGTGAAACGGTAGATGTATTTACCGATTTTAATTTTAAGGAATTTCATGCAAGCCTGATAGGCACGGATGAAGACAGCTTTTGTAGCAGGACCAAACATGCTCGCAAGTAGGCGCAGCAATTTTGGCAGTTCCAATTCTGGTTGTGCATGGCGAATTGGAAATCCATGATTATTTAAAACATAAGAATTCATTATCTTAATAATTAAATTTAGGATCGTAATCCAGTATATT